GATTATCCAAATGAAAATGCAAAAGAAGAAGCAAAAAATCTAATTCTTAATTTTCTAAAAGAAGAAGGATTAAAAATAGTAAATGGTGAGTATCAATTTGAAGATAAGTTGCTTGAAGAATTTTATAAGAGAGCAAATCAACCAAGGAAAACTTCACAAAAATTAAAAGATCTTAAAGGGTTAGCAGAAGGTGGACCTGTTAAAAAAGATGAGCCTGTAATTGTAGGTGAAGAAGGACCAGAATTAATCGTACCTAAAACTGATGGTTTAGTTATACCTAATGACGTTTTAGAAAATACAACACAAATAGTAAATGACGTTGTTCAATCAATGAATGGTGTTGAAGAAGAGCCAGAACAAATAACTATTGTAGGAAAAGAAGAAACAAATGGTATAAAAAGATTTGAAGCTAACTTCCCAATTTTTTACAAATTAGCAAAAGAAGCAGGTCATAAATTTCCAGAGATAACAGCAGCACAAGTTATGTTAGAAACAAGTAATGGTGCTGATCCTTCTGCTGTAAATAATTTTCTAGGTCTAAAAGCAACAACAAGCGAAACAGAAAGAGGAGAGTCAACTTTACAGAACACTACAGAAAATGAGGGTGATAAAGTTATTTCTATTCAAGATAATTTTAAAAACTTTGAAAGTTTGCCAGATATGATGAGTCAATACAAAACAGAATGGAATGATGACTTTATGGATAGAAAAGGTATTGTTAATGTAAATACTGCTGAAGAAGCAGCTAAGTTGCTACAAGCAAATGTGTATGCAACTGATCCTGATTATGCTACAAAGCTTATGCAAATAATCAAAGACGCAAAACGTAATCCTCCATTATTCTAAAGATGACAAGTTCTACTCCAAACATAGGTTTTGAAGAAGAAAAGCCTACTGAAAATATAGGTCTTGGTCAAGAGTCTTCTACTGAAGATATAGAATTTACTGAAGAACCTATTACTGATATAGGATTTGGTGATGTTACCAATACTGACAGATCAAAAATAAATCAACAAGAAGAACAACCAAGCGTTGAATTTACTAATAATTTTGACAATAAAAAAATATTTAGCAGCAACAAGAGTTGGTTAGATTGGGATACAGAATATGATTTTAGTGATTACACAAATACTTTTTTACAAGATGGTGAAGAACCATTTGATTTATATGCAGAACCAAATGATAAGACAAGAAACATTTTTAATAAAACAATAGACTTTTCAAGTGGAGAAGATACAGTACCAAATCTTGAATCACGTTTAAAGTTTTTAAGTGTTTATGATTTTATAAAAGGTAATCAATTTACTAACTTAGGTTTTAATAACAAACCAATTAAAGGTTTAAGAGATAGAAAGCAGTTTTTTAACTTAATAAAAAAAGAAACAGGATTTACAGGCGAAGATTTTTTAGGAAACAAAATACCTAGAGAAGATGTAGAGAGTGAAGAGTTCCAAAATGGTCTTGCAAATGTGATGAAACATTATGAAGACAAAGGTTTTACTATCAATATGCTTGAAGCTGATGACGAGTCGCAACTAAATAAATTAGCAAAAGGTATGGGTATAGAAATAGGTGTAGGTATGACAGCAGATTATGTTTTTAGTCCGTTGTTATTTGGTAAAGGCAAATGGGCTAAAGCTGTATATGCTCTTGGTCAATGGGCTGTAGGTTATTTTGCAAATGTAGAAGCACAAAAACAAAGAATAAAAGAAGAAGATAGAGTAAATTTTAAACCTAACAACAATGAAGCTTTTGCTGCTGGTTTTACACAAATCATTCCTTTTGGTGTGACAATGAAAGGTTGGAAAGGTGTTGCTGCGTCAGGTGCTTATGGTGGTACTATTGCTACTACTGAAACTTTTTTAAGAGACATACTTGGAGATGATGTAACTTTAGACGAATACTATGCTTCATTTGGACTTGGTACTGCTTTTGGTACAGGTTTAAAAGGTTCTATTGAAGGTTTAGATAAAATATTTACTAAGTATAAAAATTTTAGATACGACAATTTAAACAACATATTTACTTTAAATAAAAAAGATGTACAAGTTGTAGAAAAAGCAGCAGAAAATATAAATAAAGCAACGAAAGTTTTAAAGAATGATATACAAAGTAAAGGAGAAGACTACAACAATATTGGTGAAAAGTTAAAAAACGAAGGGTCTGGTACAAGTAGTCAAACAAATACAAAACCTATAGATGGTTCTGTCAGAACATATATAATGCCTAATCAATTTAAAAATACAAAGCCTAACTATGGAGATGCACCAATAGTTTTTCAATCTGATTTTGATAAGATGTCTTGGTATCTAAGATACAAAAAAACAAAACCACCAAAGTATGCAGATAAAATTTTAGAAAGTTTTATTACTCAAGGTTTTACCGAACAAGAAATAAGACAACATGGAACTAACATACATGAAAAAATAAAACAGATAGTTATTGATAAAACAGGTAACGCAAAAGCAGGTCAAGGTAACACAGTAGGACTAACAATAGAAGTACCTGCTGATGCTAAGTACTCTCAAGAAGTGCAAACAAGTATTACTGGCAAGAAACAAAACTTAGGAGATCTTACAAAAAATCCTCAATCAGTTAAATTTATTAAAGAATTTAAACCAAGACAGCAAGAGTTAGTAGAAGCAATAATTAGACAGTTAAAAGATGAAAATGTTTTTGTAGGTTCTAAGAGTCAAGTACAGACAAGACTTGAAGGTTTAGGTATGTTTAATAAAGGAGTTGTTTCATTAGCTAATACAAGTGCGATAAAAGAATATGCAGAAATGTATGCAAAACTTTATAACTTAGTTCCTAGTGATTCTTTAAACTTTGCAGTTGCACAAGTTATAACACTAGCAACGGAGAACGTAGCTAATAAGAACCAAATAATGATGGATCTTATTAAAACCAAAGATTCTGCAAAGATACAAAAAAGTATTGATGACCTATTTGAATCACTAACAGATGTAGAAGAATGGTTAACACTAGGTCTGCCACTAAGAACACAAGCAGGTAGAACTGTTAAGTCTTTTGGTATGAAGCCAGAGCAAGGTATAGAAGGTAAGACAGTTGAAGAAATTACAGGTATGACACCTGCTGAGAAAGCTGCTGCTACTGCTAAAGTACCTGAGTTACAAATAGATATTGATGATGCAATATCAAGAAATCAATTATTAAAAACTAGACTTACAGAAGCTTTAGAAGAAGCTACAAAAACAGGAGATTATTCAAAGTTAAATCAAGCAGCAGTTACTTTAAAAGCAGCAAGTGGTGATCCTAGAAAACTTGTTGCAATACAAAATCAAGATGCTATATCTACTTCACTTATAAAAGGATTAGACAAAGGTGCAAGAATTTTAAATGAGATTGGTATTAACGCTGTTTTGTCTGGTCCTAATACACAAGCAATAAACTTATATTCTGGTGCAATGATGACATTTATGAAAGCAATGAATAATTTTGCAGGTGCTAGTAGTGTTACCGAATTAAGGGCAGCCCAACAATATATGTCTTATTTATTTTATAACTTAGATTTTGGTGTACAAGCTTGGAAAAGATCATGGGATATGGAAGACAACTTTATAAATGTTGGAAGTATAAAAGGAGATACAGGTCAACGATTTATTATATCTTCGGATTCTAGTTTCTGGCCCTTAAGAGCTTATGACGAATTTGGAAGGGTTATAAGATTACCTAGTAGGTTGATGACAGCAAATGACGCTTTAGTACAAGCACCTAATATTATTGCTGCTACTGCGTTTGAAGCTTTCTATGAAGGTATTGGTAGAAATTTAGAAGGAGAAGATTTAACAAAATATATAAAAGGAACTGTAGATGGTGTTATATCTTATTTATTAAAAGGGCAAGAAGGACAGCTAGGAAGAATAGAAGATGGAGTCCTTCAACCAACTGACGCAGTAATACAAAGAATACTTACAAGAGCAAAAAATGTTGGCAAGACTATTACCTTTACTCAAGACATAAGAACAGATAGTTATTTTGGTCAAGGTGCAAAGTTTATAAATGATGCAGCTATAAACAATCCAGCAGTTAGATTTTATTTTAAATTTACAAGAACTCCAACTAATATGTTTTTAGAAACTGCAAGATACTTGCCAATAGTAAATTTACCAATACAAGTTACATTACCAAATGGAAAGAGAGTAAACATAAATGTAGTAAACCAAGCACTTCTACCTGATATGGTTGCTGACTTGAATAGTCCAGACCCTTATGTACGTCAACAAGCAAATGGTCAAATAAGAATGGGTGCTGCACTTGGCACTTTAATGTTATTTATGACTAATAAACAATTTGAAGATGGAGATGACGAATATAAAAAAGAGTTTTTAACAGGTGGTGGTCCTAATTTTTATACAAAAGAAGGTGCTTCACAATGGATTTCTATGTATAAAAATGGTTGGCGACCTTATAGTAAAGCTGTTTTACAGTATGACGAGAATGGCGATCCTAAATTAAAAAATGGTAAGCCTGTATATATTTATAAGAGTCTTGAATTTATACCTGATCCACTAGCTTCTTTAGTAAGAACTTGGTTAGATTTTGCAGAAATGCAACCTTGGTTATACGAAGGCGAACTTGATGCTCAAGGAGTAGCAGAATATGTAGGAACTTGGTTTGCTTTTGTTGGTCGTAATATGTTTGGTAAAACATACACAAGTCAAATATCAGAGTTATTGAAAATACTTTCAGCAGGTGGACGAATAAGTGAACAAGGTATAGATGAAGGTTTAAAATATCAAGACAAAAAATTTCTAGATTATATTGGTAGGCAAGTATCTGTTAACTTCCCATATTCAAGTTTGTTTAAAAAACTTGCAAGAGTACCTGCTGCTATAAAAGAAACAATGGGATTTTCTGAAGAAGATGCTAAAGCCTTGTTTGAATCAACAGACGACCCTACACAATTAAGAAAATTTATAAAACGTGATTCAAAGACATATTCAGGAGATGGTGCTAATGAAAGCTTGCCATATAGTGACGAAGATTTTAATAAAGCAAATTTTATAATTCAAGCTCTTGAAAATACAGTAGATAAAATGTTTAAAGAAATCGTACCTTTAAATGCAGGGGGTAAATTACCTTCACAAGTAGAACATATAACTAATAATGTTGTAACTTATCCACGAAAAGAAGGAGGTCTTTTGCAATTTATATACAATAGACCTATAGGAGAAAGTCAAAACTTTTTAGTTCTTGATGTACAGGCTGAAATAGGTAAAATGCTACCTCCACCCCCAGATGTTATAAGAGGATCAGTTTTACCTAATTTAAAATCAGCAGATTTTATACCAAAAAAATTAGATAGAAATGAATATAATACTTTGAAAAAAATTACAAACCTTGTAGAACTAAAATATAAAGGTAAAACTATGAATATAAAAGAAGCTATTAATGCAGAAATAGATGATCCATATATACAATCACGAAGAAGTATTATTAAAAATTTTGGATTACAAAGCGAAGAAGGGCAAAGAGCATCAGAAGAAATATTCCAATCATTATCAAAAATAAATACCAAATTTATAAAAGCAGGTATGATAGAGTATATGCAAACTGAAATGACAGAAACAGACATAGAAAAAAGAATAAATGCAGTAGAAAACAAAAATATTAGATACAATGATATATTGCTAGAAGAGTTTGAAAAACTTAATCTAGGTACATTTAGTAACAGTTCCTTTTAATCATGGCTACCAACACAGCAACATCATTTACTAACCATACTGCCCCTTCTTCTGGTGCTACTGCTGGACCTTATGCTATTAGTTTTGATTATCTAGAACAGTCTGACGTAGATGTCACTGTCAATGGAACATTACAAGCTTTAGGTGTTAAATATACTTTCACTAGCGGTACTCAAATAACATTTACTTCTGGTAATGAACCTGCAAACGGAGCAGCTATTGTTATTAAAAGAGATACTAATATCAGTGCTAAGAAAGTAGACTTTCAAGATGGTTCTGTTCTTACTGAAACAGATTTAGATACTAATACCGAACAACTCTTATTTGGTCTTCAAGAATTTACTGACAAGATAAATGCCATAGAAGATAGTGCTACTTCAGATCAGACAAACGCAGAGATCAGAGCAGCAGTAGAAGCTGCAACTGATAGTAATGTTTTTACTGACGCAGATCATTCTAAGTTAAATGGACTAACATCTTCTATTGATGCAGTACTAAACAGTGACCTTGATGGTAAAGGTGAACTGTTGGTTGGAGATGGCTCTGGCGACCCTTCAGCTTTACCTGTTGGTACAAATGGTTATATATTAAAAGCTAATAGCAGCACTGCAACAGGTCTAGAATGGGTTTCCACTAATACGATTAGTGTTCCACTAACAGGTTTAAACGCATCTAATTTAATCTCAGGCACAATACCTGATGCTAGATTTCCTGCTACTTTACCGGCTATAAGTGCAGCTAATTTAACTTCTATACCTGCTGCTAATATTACTGGTACATTACCAGCTATAAGTGGTGCTAATTTAACTGGAATTACTTCTACCACAGCAGCGACCCTTGCTACTCCTCGTACTATTGCTGGTGTTAGTTTTGACGGTTCAGCAAATATATCTCTTAATAATAATGCTATTACTAATGGTGCTGGATATATTGACGGTTCAGCTTTAAACGCAGCTAATTTAAGTTCTGGAACAATACCAGATGC